CAGTGTGGCCTGAATATTGGAACTTAGAAGAATTAGAAAAAATAAAAGCATCCTTACCTGTCAGAAACTGGTCTGCACAATATATGCAAAATCCTACAAGTGAAGAAGGTGCAATTTTAAAACGAGAGTGGTGGCGTCCATGGAAGAGTGATCACATACCTAATCTCATGCATGTTATTCAAAGTTATGATACTGCGTTTAGTAAAAGAGAAACATCTGATTATTCTGCTATTACTACGTGGGGTATATTTTATCCTGAAGAAGGTTCGGGACCCAATTTAATTTTGTTAGATGCTTTGCGAGGTAAATATGATTTTCCAGAATTAAAAGCAGTTGCTTTAGATGCGAATAAGTATTGGGAACCAGAAAGTATTATTATTGAACAAAAAGCTAGTGGTGAGCCATTGACTCAAGAATTTCGGCGCATGGGCATACCTGTAATACCTTTCACACCGAGTAAAGGAAATGACAAACATACACGTGTAAATTCATGTGCACCTGTTTTTGAAAGTGGTGCTGTGTGGTATCCGTATGGTGAAATGTTTGCAGAAGAAGTTATTGAAGAGTGTGCTGCATTTCCAAATGGTGCAAATGACGATTATGTTGATTCTACTACACAAGCTATACTAAGGTATCGCCAAGGCAACTTTGTTGAGTTATACTCAGATTATGTAGATAACGAGGATCGTCCTCCAAAAGAGTACAGATATTATGGATGAAGAAAACGATAGTGGTATAGGTCTAGGTGAGATTGTTGGTGGTATCGGAGCTGCAGCTTTAGCCATACCAAATATTAGAAAAAAAGCACTTAAAGGCATTAAAGCCTTATTTAGAGAAGAGGCTCCACCCAGAAAAAATCCTAATTTAGAATTACTTGATGAGTCTGAACGTGTTTCAACTTTACCTAAGGTTCAACAAACTCGTGAGATGACTAGATTAAATGAGCTAATCCAAAAGGAAAGGGAAGAGCTTGAAGAGATCAGAAAACAGGTTATGAAAAAACCTTTGACATTTGGCGGACAAACTAAAAGAAATGTGGACCCTGTAAACAATCCTGGTGATTTTAATTTTGGTTCAGCTACTTACGATTTTATTGCATTACATCCTAGCAACAAACCTTTGAAAGCAGATCAGTGGATTCAGGAGTTTGCAAAACCAGGTTTGTCTACTAAATACAAAACACCTGGTTTTCAGAATGTAAATGCTAATGTAACTCGAGAAGAATTAGAAGATTTAAATTTAGCTGTTTTTGATGGTAATAAGTTAGTGGGTGGTTTTTTAAAAAGTGCAAAAGACGCAGACATAAGCATTGATAAAAAAACTCTTTTAAACATAGCAGAAAATTCACCGATGCGTGATTTAAAGGTAAACATATTAGGACCACGATACCAGGCAACAGAGGTTGTAGATGAAGCTATTACCCTAGCTAGAAAAAAATTTGAAGCAGGAATTGATTACTTTGATAAAAAATTACCAGCCTTAACATCTGATATGGATAAAGATTTACAAAAGGCGTTTAAAAAAGAGTTTATTCAAAAATCCACACAAGGGTATGGGAAACTATCTGATTTTAAAGCAGATGTTAATTTAAAAATTAGACAACAAGGTTCAGCAAACCTTGCAGATTTGCCTTTTAGACAAACAAGAGATGAGTTTGCAGAGCAACTTATAAAAACAGCTGATGGACCACTTGAATTTTTAAAATCACCAAGCTATGGAACACCAGAGGGTATTAAAAAAAGAACAGCTGCAGTCAATACTTATTTACAGACAATCGCACAAAAGTTTGATGATACAATTAAGTCTGCAGCATCCGCTATTAATAATTTAAAATCCCCTGGTAAAGTTGGAGAGACTTCTTTTCCTAGAACAAAATACTCGATGCAAGATACATATCGTTTAAGAGGTGCTGAAAACTATAACGAAGTGATCGTGCAGTTTAAACCAAGAAATAGATTGGGCAACCCAGCACGTAGCACAGCACATTACGAAGATTACGCAGGAGTTCAGGATGAACAGCTATATTTTTTTAGATTTGGAACACGTTCTGACTTTGATAATTTTAACAGCAAGATTTATTCAATAGATGAGATACAAAGTGACTTAACAAAGTCTTTAAAAGAGATAGCTTTGAGAGAAAAAAAAGAAGGCAAAAAGTTTGTACGTCCAGTTAACAGATTTAACACTGATTTTTCGTCATCATTAGCATCTGCTAGAACAAAACAACTTGTTGAAAGAGCAAACGATTTAGCAGATAAGGGTATTAATATGAGCATGAAAGAAAGACAGGAGTTAAGAGAACTTAATTCAAAAGTCAAAACATTATTTAGAACAGCACAATCAGGAGCACCATCTGATTTATTAAAAATAATAGATAGTTCATCAGATACTAATAAATACATGCCGTTGAGTAATCGAGAACAATATGGCGAACACGCTGTTAAAATATTAGCAAAAAAAGCTTTAAACGATGGTGTTGACTTTATCTCTGTCAATCCTTCAAATGTACAGCATAATCTTAAACAAGGTATCAAAGTAGGTAATCAAGAATTTTATGGAGACATTGCAGATAAACGTAAAGGTGAAGTAGTAAAAGCTATGGAACGTTTAGCAAGGCAATACGGATCTCAAGTACAACTTCGTCGAGTTTCGTTAAGTGATCCTAAAAAACCTTTTAAGGTTTTATCTAAGGTTGAGATGGTTCAACCTACTAGTGGTGTCAATGTGAGTAGAGAACATATTGCTGCTTTTGAAAGAGAACTCGATGCCAAAATCTTTGCACAAAAAATAGGTGCAAGTACAAAAACAGATATTAAATTTATTGAGGGCACAAATCCTGAAAATTATTTTGATGCATACACGTTACGAATAACACCGGAGATGGGTAACAAGCCTTTTAAAATTTACAAGAAACTAGGTGGTCTAGTCGTAGATATTTTTAAATGGTAGAATAATTTATGTCACAACAACCAGTAAAAAAAGATCCTTTTAAAAAATTTAATTTTGATGAGTACATCTTGGATGCAGATAGTATGGCTGAGTCATTTTTGTCGCCCAAACGTAGAATGAAATTAGATACAGATAGTGAAGGTCTTGAGTTAATTAAAAAAAAGAAAAAGGCATTTGATGAAACGTATTCTGATAGAGAGATGTTTCCAATACCTGAAACAAAAATGCCGATTACGGATTTGCCAAGTGATTTGGTAAGTTATTCAAAAAGTCTAGTATCCCCTGAAAAAGCTAGAAAGGGTAAGTTTGTTATGGTAAAAACAAAGCTAGGTAAAAATAAAAAGACAAGGATATACTAATGGATGAAGAAGAAAATCTAGAAGAACAGGTTGAGCCTGTTAATGTAGAGGTTGAAGAACCAGGAGCAGAAGTTCAAGAAGAAGTACAAGAAGAAAATAACTTCTATGCAAACTTAGCTGAAGATTTAGATGATCGTGTTTTGTCATCTTTAGCTTCACAACTTATATCAGATTACAAAAAGGACAAAGAATCAAGAAGTGATTGGGAAAAAGGGTATATCTCAGGACTAGATTTGTTAGGTTTTAAATACAATGATGAGGGTCAACCATTTAGAGGAGCGTCGTCTGTAACACATCCACTTTTGGCAGAGGCTGTCACACAATTTCAAGCACAAGCATACAAAGAACTATTGCCATCCGATGGTCCAGTAAAAACCATGGTTGTTGGAGATGCTAATGCTGAAAAAAACGCACAAGCACAAAGAGTAAAAGATTTTATGAATTACATGATTACTGAGGTGATGGAGGAGTACACACCTGAATTTGATCAGATGTTATTCTATTTACCTTTAGCAGGTTCATCATTTAAAAAAGTTTATTACGATGATCTTATGGCAAGAGCTGTAAGTAAATTTGTACCGGCTGAAGATTTGATTGTTCCCTATTATGCATCGGATCTTAAAGACTGTGAAAGAATTACACACGTTGTTAAGATGAGTGAGAATGATGTGTTAAAAAAAATGAATACAGGATTTTACAGAGATGTTGAGATTAGTCCGTCTGCTGCAGAAGATAACGATGTCCAAGATAAATACGATGAGATGGAAGGTATCTCAGGTACAAAAGATAAAGAGTATCAATTTAATATTTTAGAAATGCATGTGGATATTGATCTCGATGAATTTAATGTTGAAAATGCAGAAAAAAAAGTAAAAGTTCCTTACATTGTCACAATTGATGAAGGCTCACAACAAGTATTAAGTATATATCGTAACTATTCACCAGAAGATCCTCTATTTTCACGAAAAGAATATTTTATACATTACAAATTTTTGCCGGGTCTAGGGTTCTATGGCTTTGGTTTGATACATATGATTGGTGGATTATCGAGAACAGCTACTGCAGCACTTAGACAATTACTAGATGCAGGAACTTTAGCTAATTTACCTGCTGGTTTTAAGTCGAGAGGTATAAGAATACGGGATGATGACCAACCTTTTCAACCTGGAGAGTTCCGTGATGTCGATGCACCCGGTGGAAATATTAAAGATCAGTTTCAAATATTACCATTTAAAGAACCAAGTAGTGTTTTATTTCAATTATTAGGTTTTGTAGTGCAGGCAGGTCAAAGATTTGCTGCTATTGCAGACATGCAAACTGGTAATGACGCACAAAATCGTGCTGTCGGAACCACAATTGCACTTTTAGAGCGCGGATCAAGAGTTATGAGTGCAATTCACAAGCGTTGCTACTACTCTATGCGACAAGAATTTAGACTTTTGTCTAATGTGTTTCAAGAATATCTACCTCCACAGTATCCTTATGCTGTTTATGGGGCAGATCGCATGATAAAAGCTCTAGATTTTTCTCCAATAGTCGATGTAATACCTGTTGCAGACCCAAATACCTTTTCTTTATCGCAAAGAGTCACTATGGCATCACAACAATTGCAAGTTGCCAATGCTGCACCGGAATTACATAATATGAGAGAGGCATATCGTAGAGTTTATGAGGCTTTGGGCACCAAAAAAATTGACGAATTGTTAAAACCTATTAAAGATCCTCAACCCATGGACCCAGCTGTTGAAAATTCAGGTGCTTTACAGTCAAAACCACAAAAAGCTTTTTATTTTCAAAACCATGATGCACATATTCAGGCACATTCTGCATTTATTCAGTCGAGAATGGTGCAGGCAAACCCTTTAGTGTATTCAATATTACAAGCACACATATCTGAACACATTTCTTTTAAGGCAAGAGCTCAAGTGTTGCTATACATAAAACAAGAAAGACCAGATTTGCAAGAATTAGAGCAAAAAGATCCTCAAGCTTACTTAGCTGAAACAGAATCACTAATTGCAAGAACAATTGCTGAAATGACTGCTGAATTAATTATGGCAGAACAAGGTTCTAGTAAACCAGATCCAGTTGTTATGTTGAAAAACAGAGAACTAGATATTAAAGCTATGGATATGCAAAGAAAAGCTGCAGAATTCGCAGCACAAGAGGAGAGAAAAGGTGACGAGTTCTTCCAAAGACTAGATCTTGATAAAATGAAAAGAGAAGATGCTGAGGAGGCAGCAAAAGAAAGAATAAGAGTAGCTGATGAAAAATTAGAGTTGAATGCAACCAAAATAGCTATGGAAGAGGACAAAAAAGATGAAGGGTAAGCCATTTGGACCACCTCCTAAAAAGGGACCTCAACCACAGGGCATGAAAGATGGTAATTTAGTAGGTTGCCCTCATCGTGAAAATGGTGTAAAAAGCGATATAAAAGGAATATCTGATATTCAGGTTAAAGGTAAAAAATTTATAGGCGTTAAGTGATAAAGGGCGATTCATCAGAATATCATCTGATAACAAAACATATAGGAAAGTTAAATATTGATCGTGCTACACTTACGTGCGAGATTGGGCTAAGGGAGGGGTTGGGTTCTAAAATAATCATGGATGCTATGCGTGAGCACAAACCAAATCTTTATAAACATGTCGCTATTGATCCTTACAATAATTTAAGTTACGAACATTATGATAATGAAGGCAGTGTTGTTGCTGGTTACACTGAGGAAATGAAACAAAAAACTGTATCTTATCTATATCAAAATTATCCCGAATTTGATTTTTACCATATGACAGATGATTACTATTTTAAAACTATGGGTGATGGTCACCAATTAGGTCTTTTTAATAACATGATGTTGTTCGGTTTGTATAAAGTTGTTCATTTTGACGGACCACATACTACAGATGCAGTGATACAAGAATTAAATTTTTTTATACCTAGGTCTGAGACGAAGGCTCTTTTTATAATTGACGACTTTAAAGACTTGAAGATGGGTATTGTAGATATGCTTCTTAAGACTTATAATTTTAATGTTGCTGAAGAAGGTGACAATAAAATTATTTATCAAAAGGAGATATAATGTTTACAGCGATATTAGGTCCTGTTGCTAGTTTGGCAAAGACATGGATAGAGGGCAAGCAAAAAAAAGCACAACTCAAATCACAAGTAGAATTAACAAAATTAGAAGCAACAAAAACCAAAATAGAAAAAGATGGTTCTTGGGAGGATAAAGCTATGTCCGCAAGTGACAATTCATGGAAAGACGAAGCCTGGACCCTGACCTTCATTTCTATAATTTTTGCATCCTTCGTGCCCGCACTTCAACCTTATATGCAACAAGGATTTTTATTTTTAAAAAACGATTGTCCTGATTGGATATCCTATGGCATGTTGGCTTCGATAGCAGGATCTTTTGGTCTAAAAGGTATTGCCAAGATTAGAAAATAGATTAGAATAATTTTAAGTGGACTGCGATCAGTAAGATAACCAGCACTTCTAACAAAGGGAGATAATTATGTGGTCAAAACCAATAATTACAGAAATTTCTGTTGGTCTAGAGATTAACAGTTATGCCTGTGCTG